TACTGCACCTAATGTAGTAGCAAATACTGGCGCATTTTATGGCTCCGGTGCAGGATTGACTAGTATTCCAGGAGCTAACGTCACTGGTACAGTAGCTAATGCAACTTACGCCGTAAGCGCCGGCTCTGTATTCTCGGCAACGATAGCTGGAACTGTAACTACCGGAGCACAGCCGAATATTTCATCACTCGGTACATTGACTTCACTAAATGTATTGAATAAAGTAACAGCCGGTCAACTACAAGGTGACGGTGGGAATATCAGTAACATTAGAGGGGCGAACGTTTCCGGCACTGTAGCAAACGCATCTTTCGCCACCACCGCCGCAAATGCAACATATGCTACTACCGCAGGCACAGTCGCTTCAATCCCAGCCGGCACAGCAATGCTCTTTGCACAGTCATCTGCACCAACCGGATGGACAAAGGTTACTGCTTATAACGATGCTGCGTTGAGAGTGGTAAGCGGCGGAGCTAGCAGCGGCGGCAGTGTTGGATTTGTATCAGCCTTTACTTCACAGGCAGTTTCGGGAACTGTGGGAGACACTGCATTAACTGAGAACCAGATGCCATCTCACCGACACTTCGTATCTACTAGCATAGTTAATGGCGGAGCACCTTCATCGGTTAACTCATTAGTTCGTCAACGAACTACTGCCGGCGATAGTGATTACTATTTAGAGGGTACTTCTGCTGAACCTTCAGTCTTGCAGTCAAGCGCAACGGGTTCAGGAGCAGGACACGATCACACATTTTCGGGAACCAGCATCAATCTTGCAGTTAAATACGTTGATGTTATAATTGCAACGAAGGATTAAGCTAAATGAAGATTGAACCCGGAAAATTTTGCCCATTGCTAAAAAAAGACTGCATAGGGCTACAGTGTGCTTGGTTTATGTTAGTAAGAGGTAAGCACCCGCAAACAGGGGCAGATGTTGATGATTGGAACTGTGCAATGACATGGCTCCCTATATTAATGATTGAAAACAGTCAGCAACAACGTCAAACTGGTGCGGCAGTAGAAAGTTTTAGAAATGAAGTAGTAAAAGCGGCTGAACACAGTAAACAAATGTTAATGCAAGCTGCCACAATGCCGACGTTTTTACCGTCGAATACTTGAAACGAAGATACATGATAAATAAGAATAACGGAGAATTTTGAAGATGGCATATACGATTGTAAAGACTGACGGTACTGTATTGACTACCATCCCCGATGGTACAATCAATACTACTAGTACCTCAATCGGTCTTCCGGGCAAGAACTATGCAGGTTACGGTCTCGCACTAGACACTAACTTCGTACACACCCTTGAGAACTTTGCATCAGCAAGTCCTCCGCCTAACGCTCTAAGAGGACAGCTTTGGTTTAATACTAATAACTCAACCCTCTATGTTTGCCCTACTGATGGGGAATCAAACTCGCTAGCTTGGCTCTCGCTTACTTCAACTGCGTCGGGCGGAACAACTACTTTTGGTGCATTAACAGTTACCGGGAACATAGCGGCAAACAATCTTGCAGTAACCAACAACATTACTGCAAACTCAGCATCACTAAACTTCCTAACTGTTAGTGCAAACGGCACATTCGGAAACATCGTTGCTGCCAATGCTAATATTACCACTACTTTAACTACTAGAGTAATCACTACTGGTGGTGCTACTACGACCGGTGCTATAACTGGTACTTGGACTCTCACTGGTGGCCTTTCCGGAAACGCAGCTATCATCAATGGTGGTAACGTTTATGTCCCTAACGTGTCTGGTGCCGGTATTGTTGCTAACAACTTCTATTATACTGACGGTACTCCAATCTCGTTCTCCGGTACTTACAGTAACGCAAATGTTCAGGCATTTTTGCCAACTTACAACGGAGCTATTTTAACCACTACCACACAAGCAACTACATTGACTACTGGTGGAGCAGGTTCTGCCGGCACTATCACTGGTAACTGGACACTATCTGCTAGCTCACGCCTCAACGCTACTTACGCTGACCTTGCAGAACGCTTCGCAGCCGATGATGTATATGATGCAGGTACTGTTGTTCAGCTTGGTGGTACAGACGAAATCACTGCTGTTCAATATGAACTTTCAGAAGATGTATTTGGTGTTATCTCTGATACTGCTGCTTATTTGATGAACTCAGGAGCCGGCAACGATGAGACTCATCCTGCAGTAGCAGTTTCAGGGCGTGTGCAAGTTAAGGTTACCGGTATAATCAAGAAGGGTGATCGTCTTGTTAGTGCAGGCGAAGGCATTGCACGCGCCGCAAAATCAGGTGAAGCTACTCATTTTAATGTACTCGGTAGAGCGTTAGCAGACAAAACAGTCGACGGTGTCGGGTACGTAGAAGCTTTCGTAGCAATTAAATAATAAAGGATTATCGATGACTTACGCACAATTTGGTACAATCCAAGCCACAGATTTCAACACTCTTGCAGGCGGAAACCCTACAACAACTTCCGGCACATTAAATGCTGTTTGGGCTACAGGTGGCGGCGCAGCTGGATATGGTCAAACAAATTTAGCAAACGTTGCAGCTGGTAACACAGTTGCTGCAACCGGACAGTGGGCAACTCTAGTTGCTAACACTGCAAGTGCTGCAACCCACCAAGGGTCATCAATTACTGCTGTGACTGCGCCGGTCTCAGGCGGAACTATTACGTTCCTTTCAGCTATTCCTACTAACTTAACTACTATCTTCACTAACAGGTTAAATGCCGCTACGCAAGGCTCAACCTCTGCAAACACTATAACTACTGCGGCTACGTGGTCAGATAAAGCAACTTGGACTCACACTGCTACTTTTGCGAACGGTGATGCTGCTCGTTACTTCTTTAACTCAGGTGGACAGCTTAAAATTACTATGAGCCACCCGGGTGGCAGCGGCATCAATCTATTGCTTAACGGACTAGCAAGTAACGTGGGTACAGTAGTTCAATCTGCACCGTCATCAGGAACGATTACCGTATCAGGTGTATCATTTAATGGCATTACCAGAGTCGGAGGCGGCGGAAATGCGCCTACTATCAGTACTAACAGTGGCTATTATGCAATGACTACTGCGAATGCTAATGTATACTATCAAACGGCATCAACTGGTCCAAGTGGTTATCTCAGTACTAATATCAACATATTCATCAAGAGCAATGGTACTCAGGGTTCGAACTCAGACGCTGGTTCAGTCATCACTATCTATACAGTTTGGGACGAAATTCCAAACGGCTTAGTAGTAGCAACCGGTTCTGCTGTTACTGTAACTGCTCAAGCTCCTGAAACTACTAGCTTGGCTAACACTTGGGGTACTATTACTCTCGCTGGTTCTGTAGCAGTAGTATAATTTTTAATTACTTGGTAGTATCCATCTAAATACTCATAGGAGTTTACGATGGATACCAAAACCTTAATTACTGAGGCGAAAGCTCGTTTCGCTCACAACTCAGCTAAAGAATATCTTAGAGAAAAATACGAAGCCAAACTGCTCATTGCAGAGCAGGGCGGTCTATGGCGTGCTGATCAAAAAACTATTGCATTTTTAACAGTAATGCCCGATGGTGGACCCGATAAACTTATTCTTATGGATACCTTTGACAATCCAGTGTTAGTAGACCGCAGCGAACTATTATCTAAATTAAAAAAAGTTTATCGTAGTGTTATGGCTGATTGGCACACTGAGTGGAAAGAGCTAGAAAGCAAAAGATGACCCGCGGCGTAATCCTATTCGCATTTAACTCCCCTAAGTATAATTACTATGATATGGCTCTATACACTGCTAGACGAGTCAAGCACTTCCTCAATCTTCCTACTACAATCGTAACTGATGAGGATTCGCTCCCGGAAGTTCAAGACGATATTTGGGACAATATAATACGTGTAACTCCGGATAAAGACAACTTCCGGGACTGGGGACTATGGATCAACAAGGGTCGTTATATGGCTTATAATCTAAGCCCGTATGATGAGACTATTCTACTAGATGTGGATTACGTTGTCAACTCGAATAAGCTATTAACTCTATTTGATATGGATACTAATTTCTGCTGCCATAATAAGACAAACTTTTTAATGCACCCCGGTGTCCCGCAAGAACTACTTTCAGTTTATAGTTATGAAGCACTCTGGGCTACAGTCGTTATGTTTAGAAAGAGTAACAGAGCAGAACAAATCTTTCAATGTTTAGAAATGGTACAAAAGAACTATGAACACTACGCCAACCTTCATAATTTTATCGCCCCTGTATATCGCAACGATTATGCTCTTACTCTTGCCCTTCGTATTGTTGACGGCCATTACTGTGATTCCAGCAATTTTATTCCTTGGGATTTACTACACGTTGGAAAAAATACGCAAATTTATAAAAACAATAGTGATGAGTTTGATACCGAATTTACGGTAATGTTTGATAATTGGCAGCGCGGAAAGATTCGTAAAGAGTATATCACTGTACAAGATATGGATTTCCACATCATGCCTAAAGATTTATTTGTGGATATCATCAGTGAATAAAGGTTTCGTAATCATGGCACAGGGTGATGACTATGTTAAGTGCGCTAAAGCACTTGAACTTAGCATCAATAATGTAATGCCGGACGCTAATGTAACAATCATTACTACTAATCTGTTACCATATGGCGATCAAGCTCCTGATACTTTCTGGAAGTTACAGAATGATTGGCAAGTATATGATGCATCACCGTATGAATATACTATCAAGCTAGAATCTGATATGTATTTGCCCCGCTCTATTGAACATTGGTGGGATGCTTTAAAGGATCGTGATGTAGTTATATCTACTTCTATTCGTAACTTTAAACAAGAAGTTTCAGAAGTTAAAGCATATCGCAGATTCATTACTGATAACAAGTTACCCGATACTTACAACGGTCTTACTTACTTTAGAAAGAGTGAGCTAGCAGACAAGTTCTTTGCTATTGTAAGAGATGTGTTTGAGAATTGGGACGAATACCGTAAATCATTAAAGTGCAATGTAGATGAGATTGCCACTACCGATTGGGCTTACGCTCTCGCCGCTCATATATTGGGTGAGGAGAATACTACTCTCCCGCAATTCGATAGTATGTCAATGGTGCATATGAAGCAGTTTATTAATGGTCTTCCTACTGAGAAATGGACTGATACTTTCATTCACGAACTATACCCACATACGTTCCGCATTAATACTATAGCACAGATGTATCCTGTACACTATCATCTTAAAGAGTTTGCAGATGTAATTCTGGAGAAGTTTAATGTCTGAGGAAGACTATGTAATCACTTGGGAAGCTCCAATCATTGAGAAGCCAGAGTTTAGACTGTATTACGATGATAAGGGCCAAGTAGTAACTTACACTTGCGAGAAGTTAGAAGGTAACTATATTATAATTGATGCGCTGACGTTTGCAGAAGCTAGACCAGATGTTCGGGTAGTAGACGGTAATGTTGTACGAGCGGGATCAGGCGCAGTTATCTCTAGACTATATCCCGCTAAGACCGGTGTACTATGTGAAGCCGAAGATGTCAGCATTATTACTGAAGCCGAAGGTCAATACTGGAAGTTGAAAACGGTCAGCTTATAATTTATAGGTGGTAGTTTCTCCCTATAAATATAGACATGGACGACATTATTGATATTGCAGACTTAGATTGTATCTATCTAAGCTATGACGAACCTCAGAAAGAGGAATTCTGGTTAAAGATTAAGAACATGGTTCCCTGGGCTGTCAGAGTTGACGGCGTTAAGGGAAGCGATGCTGCACACAAAGCAGCAGGAGAAGCATCTACTACAGAACGCTTCATTCTTATTGACGGCGACAACATGCCCGATGAGAACTTCTTTAATCTACAACTAGACTTTACAGACAAAGACCCTAATTACAAATTAGCGCAGTATCGTTGGAGAGCAGTTAATGCGGTCAACGGACTACGTTATGGCAACGGCGGAATGTCGTCCTGGACAAAAACATACGTTGCCAATATGAAGACCCATGAAAGTAGCGATGGTAGTGACGCCACTACTGTTGATTTCTGCATGGATTCTTCCGATAATCTATACTGGGCAATGCACGATTGCTACTCTACTACGCATCCGAATCACACTCCCTTCCAAGCGTGGAGAGCAGGATTCCGTGAAGGTGTCAAGATGGTACTTGATCGGGGTGCAAAGCCCAGTATAGATGACTTCAAAGAACGAGTTGCTGGCCGCAACTTAAACAATCTCACTATCTGGCACAATGTAGGAGCTGATGTGGAGAACGGTTATTGGGCTATATATGGCGCCAGACTCGGCACATATATGACTATGCTTACTGATTGGGAGTATCGTGACGTAGCAAACTTTGATAACTTCCCTATACTATGGGAAGAGCATGAAAATGCCACACCTTCTATTAGTTCAGAAATATTAGGTGATGAACTAGCAGCTAAATTAAGTTTACCTATGTGTGTATTGAGTGAAGAACAATCAAAGTTCTTTAAGCGTCACTATAACGCAGACAAACATAATCAAGGGCCATTGATAAAAGAGATGGATGTTATTCGTAAGATTGAGGGCTGGTAAGTGTCAGAATCAGAAACAGATAGAATTAAAAGAGTTCGTGACTTCATTGACGTAAATGCTACGCCTACATTCTGTTTGGCTAAGTGGCAGCATGTCACTATGTATCTACAGACAGGTGAAACACATAGTTGTTATCACCCGCAACCGCACAAGATTCCATTAGCTGAGTTAAAAGATAACCCAAGCGCATTACATAATACGATGCATAAGAAACTTGAGCGTAAAGAAATGCTTGAGGGCAAGAAGCCTTCCGGATGTCAATATTGCTGGAACATTGAAGCGATGGGTCCTGACTATATCAGTGACAGACACATTCGTAACGCAAGTATCTTTACAGAGGAACGCTATGAACAAGCCGCAAAGGGACCCTGGGACCAAAACATCAACCCAGAGTATTTGGAAATTAATTTTGGTAACGAGTGTAATTTTAAATGCGGCTATTGCCATCCGAAATATAGTACAAGATTCTACAAAGAAATAGAACAGTTTGGTCCTGTTGAAAATGTAAAGAACCATCGCTGCGATGTTGACTGGATGAAACTATTTCAACGTGAAGAAGAAAATCCTTACGTTGATGCGTTTTGGAAATGGTGGCCAGAGCTACGCAAGACATTAAACATCTTGCGAGTAACTGGAGGCGAACCTACTCTACACAAGTCTACATGGCAGCTATTAGATAAGATTGATGAAGACCCGATGCCATGGCTCGAACTAAATATCAACAGTAACCTCGGCACTAAGAACATTCTCATCGAACGTCTTGCTACTAAAGTAAGAAAGCTAGTAGACGAGAATAAACTTAAGTCGTTCAAGCTATTCACTAGCATGGACACATGGGGCCCAAGGGCAGAATATATTCGCACTGGACTTGATCTAAATACATGGGAAGAAAATTTTCACACTTACGTATCAACATCTAAGTCACCGATCACATTCATGATCACATTCAATATCTTTAGTGTCACATCGTTTACACTATTGCTACAGAAGTTTCTAGATTGGCGCAAGCAATACGGCTGGGATGAAGAACGTAAGCAGCATATCATTCGCTTTGATACGCCATATTTGCGTGACCCAATTCAGTATGATATGAATATTCTTCCTAAGGAAGAGTTTATGCCATATATGTATGCGTCACTTAAGTTTATGGAAGACAATCTTGATGACGATAGAGCGGATGCATTTTCTACGATTGAATACGAAAAGTTTAAGAGAGTTGTTGACTATATGGCTGAAACAGTGTATAGTGAAGATAAGTTAATTGAAGGTCGTAGAGACTTTTACAACTGGTTCAATGAACTAGACGATAGACGAGAAAACGATATGCTTTCAGTCTATCCAGAAATGATGGATTTTTATAGATTATGTCAAGAAGTAAATCTGACGAACCCGCTCTAAAAGACAACGGTTCATTTTGTATTCTACCCTGGATACATATGCATATCTGGCCTAATGGGTCAGTATATCCTTGCTGTATGAGTGACACTGATCGAGGCTTAGGCAACATCAATGACATGCCTATTGACGAAGTAATCAATAGCGAAGAATTCAAGAATCTGCGTAAGCAATTTCTTAATGGTGAAAAGCCGGATATGTGTACTCGCTGCTTTGAGCTTGAGGATACTGCTGACACTTGGACACTACGTAAGAGCAGCTTAGAAACATTTAAAGATTACGTTTATCTAGCAGATGAGACAGACGAAGACGGAACTATCGATGATTTCAAGATGCGTTATATGGACATTCGCTTTAGCAACCTCTGCAATTTTAAGTGCAGAACATGTGGGCCTGAATTAAGCAGCAAGTGGCATGATGATCAGATTAAGTTATTCCCGGGATACGAGCGACCTAAGTTTATTGACGTAAATTCTGCTGATGACTTTATGGGTAAGCTGCGCCCGCATCTAGACACGGTAGAAGAAGTATACTTTGCCGGCGGCGAAGTATTAATTACACCGCAGCATTATGAAGTCTTAGACTATTGGCTTGAACGCAATCGCAATGATGTAAGACTACGCTATACTACAAACTTTAGTAACTTACAACACAAACGTAAGCCTATGTTTGATTATTGGAAGTTATTTGATGATGTAAGAGTAGCAGCAAGCTTAGATACATTTGGCGCTAAAGCTGAGTATTCACGTTCGGGCACTGACTGGGATGTAATTGTTGCTAACAGAAAAGAAATGATTGAGGAGTGTCCAAACACTTACTTTGAAATCACTCCTACTATTAGCGTGTTCAGCGTTTATAGTTTATTTGAATTTCATAAGACATGGGTTGAACAGGGTTTATTAGATATTAATAATATTCGTATCAATATTCTAACACACCCAAGATATTTTTCGATGACTATTCTTCCAAAAGAATTAAAAGATGAAGTGGCGGAGATATACAAAGAGTATGTATCATGGTTACAAGAAAATAATGCATGGGCGCATGTTATCAAAGATGTTGAAGGCATTGTAGAACACATGTATAGCGCAGATAATTCGGATTTAATTCCACAATTTAAAAAGCATATCGCAACTATTGATAATATTCGCAACGAATCCTTCACAGACATTTATCCGGAGTTTAAATCACTATGAGTAGTGTTCCAGTTCCTTCAGACTTACCTAAGGAAGCAAAAGTACAGTGGATGACAAAGAACATGAACAAGTTCTGTGTCCTGCCATGGATTAATCTACACACTAGCCCTAACGGCTATATCAAACTATGTTGCAGTATTCAATATAATAGCTACATCCTTAACGAGACTGACACACCTTTTAACTTCGGTCATGATTCTATTGAGAAGATTTGGAACAGCGGGTTCATGCGTTATGTGAGAGAAACACATAGAGAGAATAAAGGTTTCTCTGCATGTAATGAGTGCTATAATGTAGAAAAGATTTCCGGACATAGCCCAAGAATGGGTCAAAACGATGAATGGATACGCCGCAAGGAGAAAGATGCGTTCACTGCGGAAGCAGTAGATGATATTGCTAGAGAAGATGTACTAGATTTAGAAAGACTACCGCTTAGTCTTGAGCTACGCTTAGGTAATCTGTGTAATCTACAGTGCGTGACCTGCTATGGACTAAGCAGTTCGCCCATTTATGATGAGCGTCAAACTCAATTAAACAACGGTGATGTAGACGGCCCACAATTAGCATGGCTAAAGAAGATGTGGGTTAATGAAAAGAATTTAGTTGACGAAGCCGATGTTAAAAATTGGTACGAAACTGATATGTTCTATGAGAACTTCCGTAAGATTGCTCCTAAATTAAAGCGTCTTTATACTACAGGTGGTGAGCCAACGTTAATTAAAGCTAACTACAAGATGATGCAGATGCTTCTTGATGCCGGTAATACTGACTGTGCTATTGAATTTACGAGCAACATGGCTAATTGGAACTATGAATTCTATAGTAGACTAGAGAAGTTTAAGAACGTAGAGATTCAGATGAGCCTAGATGGAGCCGGAGAAGTTGGGGGTTACATTCGTTACCCAAGTGATCTTAATAGAGTGAAAGAAAACATTATGAAAGCCGCAGAAATGGCTTCTACTAGACCTAATTGGAAAGTCAAGTGTTACACTGTACTACAGGTACTGAACTATAGACATATCCTACCCATATGGGAAATTCTACGTGAAGCAGCAGACGCACATAGTAAGCACATTGACTGGTGGCCAATCACTCTATACTCGCCCCCGCAGCTTTCCTTAGGTGCA